AGGAGTTCATCTTCTGGGGAACGATTAACAACTTAAACGTCGATAAGAATGGAACGTTGTGGCTGAATTACGGCGATTATAGGAAGGAGCCGAGTGTCAGTCTTTCATCTTCATTAAAAGAACAGTTGTTAAAGAACTTCAAATTGACTGAAGTTTCAGAGCTGGATGGTTCAGACGTTATTATCGTCGGGCATGTAGGATTCTCTGCTAATGGCAAAGCGATTATTAGTACTGGTTTTACCAAGTACCTGTCATTTAGAAAAATGAATGTTACTGCGATAGGAGAGCCGGTATCTTAGTAACAATAAAGCCCCCTTACGGGGCTTTAGTCATTTAATGCGGGCTTTATAGTTTTCAGGGACCAAATCAAAATGGTCTTCGACGGGCCCATTTAAAGGGTAAAACTTTGCTTTACCAGTCTTTTTGTTTAGGCCGTAAACACGGTATACCCAATATTGACTCCCAAGTTCGCGAGAAACTTCAACTTCATTTCTAGATATGAAAAAAGCAGTTCCTATCGTTTTCTCAGTTGTTTTAACTTCAATAAACTTCTCGGTACCATTCTCGTAAAATGATTTCACGTCGTAACCTGCGTAATCATCTTTCTTAGCAACATGCTCAATTTTATCGGCAAGGTCGGCTAGCCCTATACTTATGAGATATTGCCTTTCATGTGCAATAACGAGTTCTTCTCCAGCTAGTCCAAGATTGCGATTTTTCTCATCAATATCAGCCCAGTTGTTAGCTTTATTCGTTGTGTTCCTGGTCCCTTTTTTTGGCGACTTCTTTCTAGTAGAGGGCTTTGGAGCTTCCGTTTCGGTTAGAACAACGTCTGAAATGTCTATTTTTTTATTGGCTTCCAACTCTTCATGCGAAGTCCATGAATATAACTCACCTAAAGAGCTACTCGCAGGGTGTTGATGGTCTAGGACCTGATAAATTACTTCAACGGGAATCTTTTTACTGTCTACGGGGTAGCTGTAGTCAATGCAGCTTAGCTGACCGATATAGACAAAATGCTGCGTTTTGCTTTTTATTTTTTGATGAACGCGGGCGAAAAGAACCACCGGCTCTTTGTTAATGATCATCTCCATATGAGGAGTTGATGGGGTGTTTGCGTTCTGTGATTCCCAATGAAACTGCTTACCACCTAATACAAATGAATCTTTGTATTTATGCGCGTCTTCCTTGTCTTCTTTATTCAGAGTAACGAATAGAACAACACAGTTTTTGAATCGAGTAATACCCGTTATATCGCGCACTTGCTTTGGAGCTACTGCACCTGAAAGTTCGAACGCTTCCAATTTAGAATAGTTATTACCAATAGAGAGGTTAGTGAAATCAAAAAACTCACTTTCCCTTTTAATCTTGCCTGTAATCTGAAAACCAAGATTTTCCAAGGCAACAAAACATGGTGTATCTAAACCTGCAGAAAAATGTGTTGAAAGAACTGGAGTGTTGAGTAGCTTACTCATCGCTAGACCAAATATTGCTTTTGGTGGATATGATTCCCCTTCAACAATCAAATCGTAGGTGGTTGAATGAGAGTAACTAGTTACTTCTTGGTTCAAAGATATGAACTCACTTACAGCATCAAGAATATGGCTTCTTGTTAAGCTTTTAGCCAGGCTATGTAGCTTGGCAATTCTTCCTACTTTATCTAACTCAATATTTTTCAATTGTTGACTTCCGAAATTTTTAATTAAATATTTTTGTTGAAGTTAGGTTGCAAAAATTAACATCTGAATAACGATTAGATTCTAATACACATCATTGTAGCCTAGATATTTTTCTTAGTGAGATCACCACTTGATAGAGAAAAGTAGCAAGATATACTTTTATTATCAAAGATTGGGTATGAGTGAAATTAATTGATTCTATAGGGTTGTCTTTTAATCTGTGGACTGGGTTTAACGAGTAAGAGAAAAAGTCGATAAATGATATTAGGTCATGTGAGTCGTTGATGACAAATATAAAAGAAATAAATAACAAATGAAATCCTAGTAGTGAAACAATACTCTTTAATGGGTTTGTCCCGAAGTCACTAGTGAGCCAGTTAAAATTTATTAATAATGAATCTATGGTGTTGTTTTTTGTTTTTTCTCGTTTTAATTCTTTTTTTAGTGTTCTCATCTCATATTGATAAAACATGTTCTCATTATAGCGATCATTTTTCTTTGCATACGAGTTTTTTAACTGTGTAAACATACTTCTCAAACTGTGTTCGATATCATTCTTATCTCTAGATGAGAAATTATCCTTTATTGGCCATTTCGTTCCTGTATATACACCACTGTCTAGAAGTGTATTCATATATTTGATTGAGGCATTGGAAAAGTTGCAGTTTATATAATTAGTAAACCCTACATCTGAAGATAGGAAAACGACTCGGGCCTCATCACTATAGCTAGTGATGTTATACAAATGAATATTGCCACTGTTTATAAAGTTGGAAAAAACAAGTCGCTTGACCTTAATGTCTTTGAATGACATATAGCTGTCTTTATGTAGGTTTCCTGAAAACTTTAGTTGTTGGACTGCGTACTTACTTACGATCCAGCTAGTTTCGATTTTAGAATCGAAGATGTCTATATAGTTAGTTTTTCTAGTTTCAGAGTAAAAGTTTTCGATGTTACATTCATCAATTTTCAATTTTGCAACTAGATCGGAATTGATTGTTACATATTTTGAACAGCATTCTAGGTGAATTAGTCCGAAGGTACAGTCAAGTTTAGTGTCAAGTTTAACAATCTCTGAGTAATATTGATCATTTAGTAAGTTGATATCGAATTCGGGATGCTTATCTCCCCAGATGCCAATGTTTTTAAAGTCGCCACTAATATTTAAAGTTTGTATGAAAGCATCATTAACAGTTAATTGCTCGACTTTGATATTATCGTCTGTGTATATTTCTAATTTATTGTCGTGAAAAATCTTGTCAATTTTTATACTTTCGCATGGTTGGTATATATTAACCTCAACTTCATGTGAGCTGAATGTATCTTTATAATTACCAATGTGACATATTTCTGTTTTGCCAAATGAGCAATCGAGAAGCTCAAAATGTTCTAATGAAGTGTCAATTTCAATTACTGTTTTATTGATAAAATTACAATTCTCAAAGTATAATTTTTTTAGGTTTCCCTTAACTTTAATTGTGGATTTTTCTATGATAGTGCAGTTTCTGAAGACTATTATGTCACCTGAGTCGAGTAGCTGAAGAATTTCGTTTGCATCATAAAATTCATTAATATACTTAATTATATCGGAGTTAATCACAACTTCTTCTCCAATACATTCTTGACCCAATCAGGAAAATTCATTTTCTTATGCCCTTCGGTAATCAACATTGTATCGATTAACTGAGTGAAGAATACTTTCTCCTTGCCAACACTATCTAAAGCTATCAGGTTTAAGTATTCACCTTTCTGAATTAAACGAATTGGCTGTACAGTTAAACGTTGGCGTTCTGATTGGTCTCGATAGGAAAATGTGGTCGGAGGGCAATTGCCTTCCCAAATAAGAATTTCTTTAGGTTGCCTATTTTTATATATTGCTATTGCTACCAAAACTACGAGCACACATACGAACCAAAACATACTATATCCGTGTTATTTTTTTTCTAAAACCAAAGCAACTCTACCTACGACCCTTACTTCATCTTCTTCGACGGTTAATGTCGAGCCGTTAAAGCTGATCGCTAGTTTCTTACCTGGTAGGCGCTGAATATCGTTTAGTGAGAGTAGGCCGTCCATATCGACTAGGTACGTGCCGCTAACTGCTTGGTGAACTTCTTTATCAATGATTGATGTGAACTCGCCTTCGCGAATAGCCATTGCATTGGTTACTGAAACTTCTTCAAGCAGTGATTTATCAAAAGTTAGTGTTATTAATTCTGTTAATTCGCCATTGAGAACTTTGAAAGAGTCGATGTCGAATAGATATTTCGTTTCTAGCCTCTTTGATTCGTGCATTTGCGAACTTCTGTTCGGAAACGCCTCACCTTCTCCCAATAAAAGCCACTTCAATGAAACACCTGTATGCAAATGAGCTCTAACTGCGATCTCATGAGGTGTTAATCCACGCTTTACCCACGTAGAAATAGTTGAAGTTGGAACTCCTAGCTTTTCAGAAAGTACTCTCTGACTCTTCGATTCTGTTACTTCGATCAATCTTTGAACAAAGTCTTTCCCACTTAAATACGAGAAAGCGGATAACTCTTCTTGATTAGTTGGCATAAGCGATCAATAATGTTTGCTAAAGCGTAGTCAGCGAGCGGCAACTTCTGACTACTTATGTGTACATTTAATTACCTGACAGGATATCACTATGCTCTCATATCAAGTAGTCCTAAATACGCCTTTCATGACGTACGACCAATACTCTCAGTTTTCTGGAATGCCTAAACGCACCATCATGGATTGGGTAGCCGATGGCCGCTTACCTATTAAAACTAAAGCAAAAGGTAAAGAAACCCCTCTCATCAATATGATCGCCTTAGTTGAAATGGCGACTCGTGAAGCCATGGAAAAGTTGGGGTAGGCCGTCATGCGTTTATCTTCCCTAATTCCAACCAAAGAGTATTGCCCCTTATGGCTCAATGCTCTTGGTTGGGGCTTCGTTTTCGTCCCGTTTGTCTTCAATTGAGTATTGGTTATGAACGAAATTGACTCAATGTGCGAATTCCGTGGCTCTAAACAAAAGGCATTTAACGAAGCGTGTTGTGCATTTGCGAACTCGGAGAACATGACCAAGTTAGCAAAGGCCGTGGATATGAATGCCACTATGCTGCGTAACAAGCTCAACCCAGAGCAGCCGCACATCCTTACCAGTGTAGAACTTGTGATGATCACCAAAGCGAGTGGCAACTTCACCATTCTTAATAGCCTTTTGCTTGGCCTCGGTGTGGTGACCGCACAAATTCCCAATGATGCGAGTGAAGAAACCTTCATCAAACGCGCATTAGAAAACGCGATGCACTCTGGTGATTTATCTCGCATGGCTTTAGAGCATGCAGGAAATGATCGCCTAAGCCGCACCAACAAACACGTCATTATCCAAAAGGCACAAGCGGGTATTAGCAACCTTGTGCTTCTTATCAACGATATAGAAAGCCGCACAAAAGGCGTTTCCCCATTCTTAGCTATGAGTGTGGATTTGGTCGCTAATGGTTCGGCTATTCCCGGCTTAAGTTAGAGGAAAATAGTATGTCAGTTGCAACAGTCGAACATTCAAACCTAGAAGTACCACCGCTAAAAAATCCATGCCCTGATTTGCCTTGTTGGTCTTTGAACCGTGAGCAAAAAGAACGTGGCCTTTCTGCATTACAGCGCACGCGAAGAGAACTTGGCGAGCGTCAACTAAAGCCACTTCGCTCAAAGCGTGAAGAGTTACAAGCTCTGTTCTCCCAGAGTGATTGCCGTGCTGAACAAATGCGCCTTTCACGGGAAATTAATCGAATTGATGCCAACGCACAGGATGTACTTTCGCGCTGGTCATAACTCAGTGACACCCAAGCAAACCTAACCACTAGGCATTGTGCCTACACCTTTTATCCCTCTTTGATTTTATGAGGGAGGGTTTTTTATATCCAAAATTTGAGGAAATGATAATGAGTAACATTGAAGAACACCTATTTAGTCAGTCTTTTAACCAAATCGCAGAGCGTTTTAATTCAAGCAATCAAGAGCAGCAACACCAAGTTTTGATTCAGCTCGATGCTATCGCGAAGAAGCAAGAGCCTATCGCTACCCACCGCCCTCAAGAAGAAGTCTTAGCCGATATCAAAGAAGCAATGGAAAGCGATCGAGCTCGTGTGTTCTTTGGCTGTTCATTCCCAAGCTGGTACCGCAACGGTTCGATTGAACAAGTTTCACAGCTTCACCATTGGGCGAACTTAGATATGAGTAACCGCCATCTATTTCTTGAAATGCTTGGCCTCCGTGACTTAGGCCACTTTGATGATGAAGCGTTATATCAATTCGAGCAGTTCTGTTTGTCGGCAGTGGGGGCATAGGCATGAAATTACATGAAGTAAAAACCCAATCAGAGTTTTTTAACGAAGTTCGTTTAGGCCGTAAAACGGCTGAAATTCGAGTCAATGATCGTAACTACCAAGCCAACGATGTCTTGATACAGCATGAAGTAGACAGCGAAGGCCATAAAACGGGTGCATCCCTGGTTCATGAAATTACGCACGTACTGCAGGGCGGTAAGTTTGGTTTAAGCAAAGAGGTGTGCGTTCTTTCTCTTTCAAATTCATCTCATTTAAACAGTGTGATTTTGATGGGGCATTTACGAGATCGTTTAGTGGAAGCTGCCGACTGCATGGAAGCCGGTATTGATGTGGTTCGAGAGGCCGGACTCACAACCGCAGACCTAAGAAGGCAGATTCAAGACTCACGTTATTTTGCTACAGAGGCAACGACTTTACTTAAAAAGTTAGGAGAGGAGGCAGCATGAGCATCATTACCGTCTTCCGCAAAGACTTAGAGCACGGCCTTCGTGGTGAAGGCTTTACCTCTCGCAAAATTGAGCAGTTCGTTCGTGTATTTAATAGCGTTGATTCAAGCCAAGGCGAAATGCTTCAACTGGATTCTACTCGTGCCATGTTGGTGAACGTGAACGGCACTGAACAAGGGCTATGCCTTGAAGACTTCATCACGGCATGGTGGGTTTTCTGGGTTGTGGTTTACAACACAGCCAATGACTTATCTGCCGAGCTTCAAGCTTTAGGCGCAATCCGTGCACTCTTCTTCGTTTCTGCCTGTACCAAAAGCACTAGCCAAAACGCAACTATGCAAATGTGGTGGCGTGAATGTGAGCCTATTCACGGCTGCTCAACTGTGGAGGCTTGCTGATGCTGAGTTATGTAGCAGTTGCCCTGAATAGTGGTGGCGGCGTTGTTCGCCATGATGAAACCAATGAAGTGAAGAACGTGTTGCTGGGTGAGTTTGAATCACGAGAGCCAGCGATTGATACGGCTTGCGAGTTGTTCAAATGCCATCACGTTTTGAAAGGCGTGATCATCAGAGGTAATCACACTGGCGGTCACATGATCATGGATACGCAGGAGCTAGCTGCGTTATGAATAACTTTTTAGAAACGCCTGAAAAACAAGCTCTCGTTATCAAGATTGATGACCGGTACTTTTCTAAGTTTGGTAAGAAAGGGCAGGTCCAAACTGCTTGGTCTTTGGCTGGTGCTGAAGTGTTTATGAATTCATTGACGCCAGTACTGAACAAGTTAGATGAGAAAGGGAAAAAGTACACTGTAGAGCGAGTTGAGATTGTAGAGCGTCTTGAGTGCTACACGGCGAAAGATGTGTTTAAGCTTCGTTATCGGTTAGAGCGTATGGCCGCTAACTCTCAATTTTATGATCTTACTTTATGTTTTCGTAAAGCTAAGCGAAACATTGTTGAAGAAACGGCAATAACCACCATGCAGATGATGAAAGCTGAGCAAAGTATTTTGAAGCGCACCGCTGTGAAAATAGATAAATACATTGCTTACTCTGAGTATGAATTGTTGCCTTCAGATTGTCTTGAATTGAGATTGTTTAACTACAAGAAATGCAAAGGCGGTGTTGCTGTATCTTGTAGTTATAAGGATTGATGTATGGAATTAAATGATCTCCTCTATAGCGTAGGGGCTGTAATGCCCCTCGATAAAATTCGTAGAAACGATGCCAGCTTTAACGCTGGTTTTTTAGTATCCAAAATTTACACCGACCAAGAGCAAGCGCTTTTAGATTCCGGTTTGGTGAAGAAAATCCCGATTTACGATCGCGTTTTTAACCAGAAATCGAAGCGAGAAGTAGAGCTTCAGAAATCGACCGATCTCTTTAAAGCGCAAAATTATCGCACGAAACACGACCGCGAAGCGGCGGCGAGAATCGCCGAAGAAGCTAGGCTAGTCAAAGGGCGCAAAAGTCAGACAGAAAAATACAGGCATCGAATTGAGCGAAATCGTCGAACTCTGAGGCTTCTGGACAAGGTGGTGAACCCGTCAGAAATTTTGCAAAGCCCAGAGTCGTATTTCAACCACGACTCGCTCTATGGCTCTACAGAGCGAAATCAGCCTGCAGTGTTTCGTGAAAAGGGGAGGGAAAACAGCTGCGAACCAAAAATCATTCCAACGTCGGTACAACTGCAGCAACGTGAATGTTTCAACCAGTATCGCATTCAGCACATAACACAAACACCGGCGAGCAAAGCTCCTGTAGCAAATAGCGGTGATAGGTATACGGACAAATTAACCAAGCGAGCCGTTACCCAGATTTTCGAAAGTGCGGCGTATTCGGCAATTTGCAACGAGGGTTTTACCACGTTCCTAACCCTTACGTTTACCAAAGCTCAACGATTAGCGATTTTTGGCGGCATGGCCGATGAATCTGATCTCGGGCATCTTGGTGCGCGGCATCCTATCCGCTACCGAAGAAACATGGTGACATATGCGAGCAGTTCGGCTGAGAAACGAGTGGCGTTGCCGGTCATGGGTATTGGTGGGCCTTATTCAACGGTCCCATTTGCCAATAGACCTCGGACTAAGTTGATGAATGTGGATGGTGAGATAGCTGGTGATTATTGTCGCTTGGAAGATAAGCCGACAACTGAGTTTACTCTAGAGAAAACCATTGAAACCACAATGGGTAAAGAGGTGTCTCGTATTCTCGATGCGATGAAGAAGATGTATCAAAGAGGGTGGGTCGCTGATCATACTCTTCAGATTGATGCAGATAGCGGCCAGAAATACTGTGATTTAAAAGCTGAAAAAGTACCGGCTAATATTGGTAAGCGGAGTGTCTTTGGCCCAACAAATAAACCGCTCGACTTTCATTACATTTGGGTCGCTGAGTGCCCAGCGAACGAGGATGGTGAGCCCAACCCCCACGTACATGTACTTTTAAAGTGGAATGTTGAACCTAGGTTTTTTAGTGCCTGGGCAAAACGACTGGAAAAAATTTGGGGACACGGATTTGCAACGCTCGAGCGAATCAAAAAGCCAAAGGCTGCCGGCTCTTACATCATCAAGGCTGTGGGTTATGCTGCCAAAGGAGGGGAGTCAACACAAGGGCTGATAAAGGGAAATCGTTACAGCATATCCAAATGTACAAGAGCCCCCAAATGGCAATGTTTGGCATCGTTCGAAGCTGACAACATGACGGCGGTGATTAAAGAACTTGGCCATAAGCTAGACCAGTGGAAAAAACCGTTAAAGCGGAGAATATCAAAGCTGAAGGTTGCTAAAGACCAAACGATTAAGGCCAAGGCGATAGCCATTAAACAAGGCAAACCGAAATCACTCACCGACAAGATGCAGAGCCGCATTATCCGTCTAGAAAAGCAGGCGGAAAAGGTAAACCAAGAAATCTGTGAACGAGGGGTACATGCCTCTAGTGGGAACCGGTTCTCAGTGACATTTGAAGGTGACGAGTCAAAAACAAAAGTAGATGAATTCTTGTTCTGGGCTGCTGGCGCTCGAGGCTGGTCGATGGAATGTAGAGATATTAATTTGACTGACCTCAAGCAAGAGGCTGATGAGTACTACGAAAGGAGCTTTATCCATCACCAGGAACGGCGAGCCTATTGGAAGGCTGTATTTGAAGATAGCCCTCCCATTTTGGATGTGGGTGACGACGAAAAAAGTTACTGGATGAACGTTCAATTAGAATATGCAGAAGGTCTATATAACCCATTGTTGTACAAAGCAGAATTTCACCTCTAAGGAATATTGTAATTCAAATTTTTTTGTCCAATATTAGAGTAGATACTAATAGAGTGAAGTAAATTATGCCAAAAAGTAAGAATGAACGATTTTCTGAATACAACGCTAATAAGAATCATACTGTAGGTTCTGAAGCTTGGTTAACGGAGGCTGAAGTTAAAGCCAAAAGAAGAATAGAAGAAGCAGAAGATCCCAACCATCCAAGTAATAGCCCAGAAGCTAAGGCAGCCAGAAAGCGTAAGCTAGAACAGTTAGTGGGTAAGCCTATGAGGCAATATGGTGATATGAAAGGTTAGTGAGGCGATTGTCCCGCTATAGATTCTCGGAGTTCTGTCAATAACTGTACGCTACCGCAGAAAGTACAGGTCAGCGATCAGCTTAAGCGATTATTAGAACCTTACTCAGTAGGTGGTGGGTTACCGCCAAACATTGATGGTTCAGCTCTA